CTGCAAGGACCTCACCCATGACCCGAAACATCAACCTGCCCCCGCTGACGCGGGCGGCGGACCTGTTGCCTGCGTCGATCGATGCGGCCGAGCGCACCATCGAGGTAGTCTGGTCCACTGGCGCGCGTGTGCGACGCAATCTCTTCTTCGGCGATCCGTTCGACGAGGAACTGGCGATGGATCCCCGCGCCGTCCGTCTCGATCGCCTCAACGCGGGCGCACCGCTCCTGAAGGTGCACGATGCCTCCGCGCTCGACAGCGTCATCGGCTCGGTCGTGCCGGGCAGCGCCCGCATCGAGAATGGGCGTGGCGTCGCCCGTGTCCGCTTCTCCGACCGGGTGGAAGTCGAGCCGCTCTGGAAGGACGTCGAGGCCGGGCACATCCGCGCGGTCTCGATCGGCTATCAGGTCCATCGCTTCGAGGTCACCAAGCAGGCCGGCGCGCCCGAGCTGTGGCGCGCGGTCGACTGGACGCCCTTCGAGATTTCCGCAGTGCCGATCGGCGCTGATCCGGCGGCGGGTTTCCGCGCCGCGAAATCTTCCGAAAGTTCTTTGCCCCTTCACCCCTGCGTCGTCCACCGCGCCGACGCTCCAACTCACGAGAAAGCAGCCATGGACGACGCTGTGACCGACAACACCGACACTCAGACGCGGAAGGCCGCGCCTGAACCGCAGGATCGCGTGCCGACGACGCCTGTGATCGATGCGGAGACGATCGCCGCCCGCGCGCGCGATTCCGAACGCGAACGGGTCGGAACCATCTATGATCTTGCCGGCCGCCTCCACCTCGAGCGCAGCTTCGCCGACGATCTCGTCAAGCGCGGCGTCACGCTCGATGCGGCGCGCAGCGAGATCCTCGACAAGGTCGCCGCCAATGCCGAGAAGACGCGGGTCTCGCCTCAGGTCAGCATCCCGCTCGGCGGCCGCGATGAACGCGTCACCCGTCGTGAGGCCGTGTCCAACGCTCTTCTGCACCGCTACTCGCCGACGCTCTTCCCGCTGAGCGAACCGGCGCGGGAATATCGCGGCATGACGCTCGTCGAGCATGCCCGCGAGTTCCTCTCAAGTTCGGGCGTCAATGTCCGGGGCATGTCGCGCGACGAGATCGCCACCCGCGCTCTTCACTCCACCTCGGACTTCCCGGAGGTCCTCGCCGCCGTGACGGGCAAGACGCTCCGGCAGGCCTATGATGCCTATCCGCGCACCTACGTGCCCTTTTGCCGGCAGGTGCTCGCGACCGACTTCAAGGCGATGCACCGTGTCCAGCTCGGAGAAGCGCCCCAGCTCGTGAAGGTGAACGAGGGCGGCGAGTTCAAGCGCGGCACGCTGGCCGAAGGGCGCGAGAGCTACCGTGTCGAGACCTATGGGCGCGTCGTCGCGGTCACGCGGCAGGTCCTCATCAACGACGACCTCGATGCCTTCACGCGCATTCCGGCGATGTATGGCACCGCGATCGCGACGCTGGAGAGCGATGTGGTCTGGGGCATCATCCTGGCCAACGCCGCCATGAGCGACTCGATCGCGCTGTTCCACCAGAACCACGGCAATCTGGCGAACCCGGCCACCGCGCTCAGCGTCACCGCGATCGGCGCGGCGCGTGCGGCCATGGCCCGGCAGACCGGCCTCGACAGGAAGACCATCCTCAATGTCCGGCCCGCCTATCTCATCGTGCCGGCATCGCTCGAACTCGCCGCCGAGCAGCTGGTGGCGCAGAACCTCGTGCCTGCCCAGACCGGCAATGTGGTCCCCTCCTCGATCCGCACCCTGACGCCGATCTCCGAGCCTCGTCTTGATGCCGCGAGCCTGACGGCTTGGTACCTCGCCGCAAACCCCGCCCAAATCGACACCATCGAGTACGCCTATCTCGAAGGCCAGCAGGGCGCTTACATCGAGACGCGCAACGGTTTCGATGTCGACGGTGTCGAGATCAAGTGCCGCCTCGACTTCGGCGCGAAGGCGATCGACTGGCGCGGCCTCTACCGCAATCCCGGCGCGTGATCGCCGCCGGAACTCTTCCCCAACGCCTGACACTCTCGGAGAAGTCCCATGCGCGGCTACATCCAGCCCGGCAACACCATCACGCTTCCCGCCCCCTATGCCGTGGCCTCCGGCGACGGACTGCTGGTCGGCGCGATCTTCGGCATCGCGACCGGATCGGCGGCCCTCAACGCCGAGGTCGAAACCCTCACCGAAGGCGTGGTCGAACTGCGCAAGGCCCCGTCCCAGGCATGGGCCATCGGTGCGCGGATCTACTGGGACAACGCCGCCCGCCTCGCGACGACCGTGGTCGCATCGAACACCCTGATCGACGCTGCGACCGAGCCGGTGGCAGGCGGGGCCAACGATACGATCGGTCGTGTTCGGCTGAACGGCGTGGCCTAAAGGTCGCCCCGGTCCCAGTTCAGCGCCGCGATCCGCGGATCGGCGGCGAAGCTTCCACGCGGAAACTCGAGACCCTGTCGGGGGAATTCGCATAAGGCCTGAACACCGGACGGGCTCAAGCGGATGCGCCAAGTGTGGCGGTCGACCGGTGCGGGCATTGCGAAGGCGCGGCACATCAGGATCGCGAGATTGGCGCCTCGATCCGGATCGCGGACCGACTGGTAGCGGATCACGTCAGCGTCTGCCGCTCGGGCAGCGTCAGCGAAGGTCTGGCAAGGACCGTAGTTGGTGACATCCGTCCAGAGGACGCTGTCGTGCGAGAGCGGTTCGCTCATCAGATCGAGCAGCCGCAGATTCGACACCGCAGCCGAGAACGCCGTGTATTCGGCTGCGTCAGACGGCCAGGGCGTGGCAGGCGACTCGGCGAAGAACAAGAGCCGGTAGAACGCCATCTCGGCGACAGCGGTCGCTGGGTGTTCCGCCGCGTAGTAGACGCCAAGCGTGCGCCCTGCGCGCCGAAAGCGGGACCCTGTCGGATAGATCGCGCCATATCGGAAGGGCGTCGCGAGCAGGAAATCGAGATGGCGGCACTCCGGCGGGATCGCGGGTTTCGTCTCCTCGATCAGGTCTTCGAGCAAGGACTGTTCGGCGAGCGTGTCGGTCAGTTTCAGTGTCGAGACGCGGTGCTGCGCCTCGACAAGCCGCCAGCACGCACCGTCGAAGCGACGGAACTCAGACGAGAGCGCGACGCGCGTCCAGATAGGCGATGACATCGACGAGCCCGCTCACGGTTTGCACCTTCTTGATCGGCTGGGCATCGAGCGCGGTGTTGGGATTGACGAGCCAGCTTGACGCGACCCTCGCGTCACCTCCCGCAATCGCGTCGAGGGAGCGGAACAGGCGCACGAAGAGGACCGCCAGCTCGAACGGCTTCGTCCCAGGCTCAAGACCGAATTCCCCGCGCTTCATGCGCGAGACCGTCGCCTCGCTGACACCGATGACGGTGGCAAGGATCCGGGCGGTCACGCCCAACTGATCCGCAGCACGAAGAACAGCCTTGGTGACAACCGGACCGGCTTCCGGGCGGGCGGCGGCGGACAGAAGGACGGTCATGGGCGTATCCTTTCTAGAGAAATCATATGACATGAGACTTCCTAAGGAAAGAGAAATCGGTGGAGGCCTTCCGTGCTGCGCTCGACGTCCTGTTCGCGGATCGGAACCTTGGCGAGCATGCGCTGTGGCAAGCGGGTGGCGTCGGCCCGGGGGTTCCCGTCCGCGTCATCCGCCGCCGCCCGGACGCCGTGGTCGAGTTCGGAGCATCCCGCGCCTTGATGGTGACCGTTCTGCTTGATCTGCGTACGACGGAAGCTGAGGCAATCAAGGAAGGCGATCTCGTGGTGATCGGCGCAAACACCTTCAAGGTCATCGGGACGCCCTCATCCGATCCCATGGGGCTCGTCCTGACCTGCGAAGCCGTCAAGGTCTGATCCTATGCGCTTCAACCTTGAACGTCCTGACATGCGCAAGGCGCTGGCGGGCATGCAGCAGGGGATCGAGCGCGCCGTCACATCCGGGATGCGCGACGCGTCAACCGAGTTGAAGGAGCGCTTGCGCGAAGACGTGGTGGCGTCGGGACTTGGCGAACGCCTCTCGCGGACATGGCGGGGCAAGGTATTCCCCGAGGTCGGCGAAAGCGTCGAGGCCGCAGCCTTCGTCTGGTCGAAGGCCCCGAAGCTGATCGACGCCTTTGATCGCGGCGTCACGATCCGATCAGCGCGAGGGTTCTGGCTGGCGATCCCGACACCAGCCGCAGGAGCGCGTGGGCGCGGGCCGAACGGGCGTGCGTCGCGCATCACGCCCGGCGGCTGGGAGCGGCGCACCGGCATGCGGCTGCGCTTCGTCTACCGCAAACGCGGCCCTTCGCTGCTGGTCGCCGATGCGGCCCGCCTCAACACGCGCGGATTGGCGGCAGCCAACAGGCGCAAGACGGGCCATTCAACGGTGATCGTGTTTCTGCTCGTGCCCCAGGTCACGCTGCGAAAGCGGCTCAACATCGATGCGATCGCTGGGCGGCAAGCTGCGCGCGTGCCCGCTTTGATCGCGCGTCACTGGCCGCGATGATCGACGTCAATCGGTCTTGCGGCGGTCAGCGGCCTTATAGACCTCATTGCGCTCGCGCTTGCCGACCGCGACGACAAGAACCAGCAGCTCGCGATCCTTGACCTGATAGACGAGGCGATAGCCGGCATTCCGCAGCTTGATCTTGTACCGCTCCTTGGCGCCATGCAGTCGCGCCGAGGGGATTTTCGGGTTCTGCAAACGCTCGGCGAGCTTGGCCTTGAACTGTTCGCGTGTGGCGTTGTCGAGCTTGCGCCACTCTTTCAGGGCCTCGTCCAGAAAGGCGAGTTCATAGGTCATCCAGCGTGACCTTGTGGACGGTCTGGCCTTCCCGGGCATCAGCGATGGCGTTCAGTTCGAGATCCTCCAGCCGGTCCAGCATCGCCTCGTAGGCCTTGGCCGGCACACAGTAGAAGGCGGGTTCGTTGCGGTTGAGGATCGCGACGGGGAACCCTTCGCCAGCTGCGACGGTGCCCATCGGGTTCTTTTTCAGTTCAGACACGCTGGCGGTGGTCGCCGCGAGAATCTGGTGAGCCATTGGAGCAACTCCTTTATGGCACTCTGAATAACACTCTAAACAGGTCTTTTCAATGCCGTCGGTCGGGAGCCGTCCATGCCCTCGAAACGCGAAACCGTCCTCGGCGCGGTCAAGGCGCTTGTCGCCGCCGCCTTGCCCGGCGCGGAGGTGAAGCGCAACCTCGCCAAGCCGGAGCGAATTCCGCCGGGTGGGCTGGTCGT